ACGCGGGGGATGTCCTTTTAAGGATGTCGCTTCTGATTCCCGATCAAGAAGTGAGACCTGAACCGATTGTTTGCGAACCCGAACCTGAACCAGTGATTGAAATTGATGGGAGAGTTTTCCTCTGCAAAGAGGTTGACCAAGAATCATTAGATTTTAATCTTGAAGTTTATGTTGATTATCTGTCTGTGAAGGTTGCGGCTTGCAATTCGTGGGCTTCTTGTTCCGATGACACGTGTTCGACGACCGAAAGTTTTCCTGGAGATATTCCTAATTTGGAAATTTCCAATGATTCCTTCATTGATGACAAGAAATTTCTTGAGATCTCTGAAGAGATTTGTGATCCTTCTTTCGTGGAGATTGATGTTCCTCTACAGAAGATCGTTTCAGAGTTTACTGTCGATGATGAATGTGTTGAACATATTTCAGACCGTTTCGACACGCTGATTCCTGAATACGAGCAAGTATCCAGAGATAATGGAGTGTTTTCTTGTTGGTCTTTATCATTTGACAATGAAGAACCCTACATCCCAAAGTTTGTTCCTAAAGATGTGGTTGCTCACTGTGATCCTAGTGTTATTCAGGACGCAGTGAATGATATTTTTCCCTACCATCATTTGGTGGATGACAAATATTTCCAGGCTTGGGTCGAAGCCAGTGACATTTCACTTGAAGTTTCAAAATGCTGGTTAGACCTTTCAAATTTCAAGGATCCGTTGAAAGGCAGCCAATGTTATGCCGAACCCTTGTTTCAAACTGGTGCCACTTCGAGAAGGATAAACACGCAGCGTGAAACCTTACTCGCTGCGAAGAAACGTAACATGAATATACCTGAATTGGCACAGATCTTCGATATGGAACGTGAGAGGGAAGTTTGTTTCCAGAGGTTCCTCTTGAATGTTGTTGACAAAACCCGATTGGGAAAGTTGGAACCGATGATGACCACTGAAGTAAAGTTTTTTAACGATTACTTAGTGGGCAAGAATCCCCCTCTCTCTGAGTATCAGGGCCCTTTGAATCTGTGTTCTCTAGACAAGTATATGCATATGGTCAAAACGACCATAAAACCTGTTGAGGACAATTCACTTATTCATGAACGTCCACTTTGTGCCACTATTACCTATCACAAGAAGGGAATAGTGATGCAGTCGTCTCCGATCTTTTTGGCGGCTATGTCAAGGTTGTTTTTCGTCTTGAAATCGAAGATTCTCATACCGTCTGGTAAATTCCACCAGTTGTTCAATTTGGATCCTCTAAGTTTCGAAAGTGCTCGTTGGTTCAAAGAAGTCGACTTTTCCAAGTTCGACAAATCACAAGGTGAACTCCATCACCTCGTTCAGAAGGACATTTTCATGGCTTTGGGGTTACCTCCAGATTTCGTTGATGTTTGGTTTTCAAGTCACGAGAGATCCCACATTGTCGATAGAGACACAGGTGTGGGTTTCTCCGTGAATTATCAAAGACGTACTGGAGATGCAGTCACTTATTTAGGAAACACAATTGTCACTCTGATTTGTTTGGCACGTGTGTATGACCTGAATTCTAGTGACATCACATTTGTTGTTGCTTCTGGTGATGATTCGCTCATAGGTTCTTTACATGAGTTACCGCGAGATTCAGAGAGTCTTTTTGTTTCATTATTTAATTTCGAAGCAAAGTTTCCTCACAATCAACCCTTCATTTGTTCCAAGTTTCTTGTGGCTGTTGATGTTGAAGGTGGTCGTCGAGAGGTGATTTCTGTTCCCAACCCTGCCAAGCTTTTGATTCGTATGGGAAAAAAAGATTGTCAATATCAAGACTTGGGTGAATTGTTTATTTCTTGGTTGGATGTTGTGAAATATTTCCGAGATTCCGAAGTGTGTCGCAAAGTTGCAGATCTCTGCGCGTACAGACAGAAACGTGGTCCATCGATGTATCTCGAAGCTGCTTTATTAGCGTTGCCGGTTTGTTTTTCTAATAGAAAGAAATTTCTAAACATTTGTTATTCTTTAACAAATGACGATTGTCTGAAGTATTCTGATCTCAGAATAAAGAAAAAGAAATCCGACGATTACCAAACACATTTGAAGCAAAATGATGATTACCGATCTAGGAAACAGGATCGACGCTACAGGGCGATGTGTGCACCCTGGTTCGGAAAAATTTTTCAGGAAGGGACTGTATGTGATGAAAAGAGAACGCATACTCATTCATTTCATTCTCAGTCTGATCATTACCGGTCAATTTGTGGCCGAAGCCCGACTGTTGTATCCTCAACAGATGGCAATCGTGAGTGTAGGGGCTCCCGAGAAGCCGGCTCGTATGGTCGTGAAAATTCCAGACTTAAATATCGACCTAGAGATCGCGGAGTTCACCAATCCAGCCGTTTTGATCCAAACAGTGTACCGCCGAATTCTCGGTGAATTGAAGGATTCTTGGTATGTTCTTAGTTGGTCAACTGTCAAGTATAATTCGATACGCGACCGCTTGAAGATTTTGAAGAATGCTCAGGTGCATTTTTCTATACCGGATAGTGATTGGGCTTTTACCTTATCTCTATCTGACGTGGTGTCTGGACTCTCCTTACCGAAGATACCAGTTCCGAAAGTTTATCTTTCGATGTCTGCTGATTCAGCAGATACACATGATTTGTAATCATATTGTGTTTATTCCATTCAAAGACCCTCTTGGGCGCACTCAGTGCTTAACTTTGGATGAGTTTGTATTCCGACTGTTTGTTTCTCCCAGTCGATGCCTGTAGGCGTTTACAGACGAGTACGGTTTTTACCGTATGTTCCTATTCTCTCTCTCAGGAGAGGAGAATAGATGCCTCCAAAGGAGTCGC